GAGTTCTCGCCCTTCACGACCTCCTTGATCTCCAGCTGGTTCGCGCGGAGGAACTGGAGCAGCTCGTCCTTCGAGACCTTCTCCTTGCCCTTCAGGAACTCGTCGATCCCGGACCACTTGCGCTCCTCGGGCTTTATTTCGCGGAGCATCCCGTTGATCTGCTCCGGGGAGGCGCTGCCGCCCATCTTCTGCTCTACCGTCTGGATGGACTTGAGGTAGAAAGGAGGGGCTGGGGCGGGTTGAGATTGGTCGAATGACCCTTCCTCACCTACGACCCTCACTCGTTTTCGCATTGTCATTTTTAAGCTCTCATCTAAAATCGAGACGAGGCGATCCAGTTCGTCATGGAGAAAATCAATAGTCCTGGATTCGAAGGAGTTGGATGGGTCGAGTATTTCGATCTGTTGTTCTATTTCATCGATGCGAAGGCTGAGCTTGTTTAAGTCTCCTTTTGAGATTGGCTTCTTTTGTACAAAAACCTTTTCAGAGATTTCTTTGTAGGGGTCAGAAACCTGCTCTTCATATGGAGGGGTTTCACTTTCACTGGCTTCAGACTTGGGTGGTAACTTGAACTTCAGTATCTTGGCCTGCTCAAAGCTTTCCTGCGTCTGCGCGGCCGTCGCCGAATCTACAGGCGTCGGGGTCTCAGTCGATTCGACTTGGAGCCCTTGCGCCTGGAAGAGATCGAGCGGAGATTCGCCTAGGCCCCGGGCCTCTGCGCGGGCCCGGTAGCGCTCTTCATAGAGCTTGGCTAAATTCTTGATATAGTTCTTGTCGAACTGCCCAGTGCCCTCGAGGAGCTCGGCGAACTTGGCGCCCACTTCCTTGGCGGTGTCGGCATCTTTCTTGGCTTGCTCCGCCCGCGCTTCCTCCTGCTGCTGCTGTTCGGCCGCCGCCTTTTCCTGTTCGAGTGCGGCTTTCGTTTCCTCTTCCTCGGCCTTGATCTGGTTCAAGGAGAGGGCATCCGGAGAAAACTTGACGTCGTTCTGGAGCGCCTGGAAATGCGGGGTGTTAATCACCTTGTCCGCCCAGACAGCGAGGGGGATCTTCAGGTCGCCGCCGGTTTCCTTGGCGTCCTCGAGCTCCTTCGTGATGCCCAAGCTTTGAGCGGCTGCGACCGGGTTTTCACCTGCGCCCTGAAAGTAGGACTCCCAGGCATCGACCGGAATATAGAGGTGCTCAACCCCGCTCCCCTTGGTTACCTGCTCAACGAAGGCGCGCTGGGCCTCGGGCAGGCGCTGGCGCAGCTTCGTCGCCTCAAGGCTCTCACCCATAGCGAGGTAGAAGTCGCGGGCCCGGTTGGCCTTCCGGATGTCATGGGAGCGCTTCATGCCGGCGCCGACCGCGGCAGGCCCAGTGACGAGCCCCCCGGATCCTGCGCCCACGAGGAACGAATTTCCGGCCCGACCCAGGATGCCCTCGAGCGCCTCGGGATTTACGTCCATGACGTAATCTGTCAAGTCCTGGGCAACGCTCGTGATCGCCTCCTCTGCGCCCTCTTGCGCCGCCGATTTCCCCATCTGGAGGAACGTTTCTTTCAAGACCTCGCGGGTAACCTCTTTTCCGAATCGGGCGGTGAAGGCATTTGCCTGGCGCTTAAGGACCCCCAAGGTACCGAAGGGAAGGTTTTCCGCCGCGAGTTCAATCGAGCCGGTGGCAAGGGCATTGCCGAGCGCGCGACTAGGGAGGACGCCTTTCTCAAGGTTTTCCTCATACTTCTCGGCGGCCGCGCCCCCACCGGCCAGCATGCCTCCGGCCGCAGGGCCTCCGAGAAAGCTCGCAACGACGATGGCCGCCGTGGTCGGAGCGTTGGCGGCGATCTGGGAGGCCAAGCCCTTGCCGGCCGACTGGTAATCGCCTTTCGAGATGCTGTCCATGACATCGATCTGCTGGTTCGGCGTAGCGAACTTCTTGGCTTCTCCCTCGAAGTACTGCGCGGGCCTGTTCTCGACCCCGAGGTCTTCGGTGGAAAAGAGCCCGAGGGTTTTCTTTCGGATGACGGCATCGGCGAGAAATCCGGGGATCTTCGCGGCTCGTGCAGCGGCGCTATTGAAGCCGGATCTCAAGTCGCTCGCGAGGGATTCTCCGAACCCGTAATCCTGGACCGTGCGCTCGACTTTCTTCAGGCCGTCGATATCGTCGTGACCGACGGCAGCGTTGTCCGGATTCTCGAGCCACTTGGCGAGCTCAGGATTTTTTTGGATGAGGCCTTCGAGGTCAAGATTCGCCGCAGCCTGCTTCTGGGAGAGTGTGTCGAAATGGCGATCCACGAAAGAGGCCGGAAGGTTCTTCTCGCGCGCGAGAGACTGCACCCGGGCCGCTCGGTCCGGGTTCGCCTTCGTGCCCACGAACATCGCCTGCTGGATACTCGACTTCTGGGCTTCCTTCTGCGATTCGAATGCCTGCTCCATGGGGTCCAACGGCAGTGCTCCGGGCTTTAGATCTGGAATCTCGCCCGATGCTGAAACGTCGGCGAAAGCCTGCTCGAGCTCGTTAACGGCCATGGAGGTTCCTCAAGTACTGGGCATAGAGAGCTTCGACGGCCTCTGGCGTCGGCTTGGCGCCCTTGGATTTTAGGAAGTCCTCAAACCTCTTCCTCTCCTTGGCAGGGATTTCGTCGAACTCTACGGCTTCAATTTCCTCCCCATCCTCTAGATCTAAGAGCCTCTTTTCAGTGTTCCAGAGACCCTTATCAGTGACGACATTGACGGCTAGGCTATCGGCAATGGTCCGTAGCTCGTCGTTGGAGAGTTTTTTCCCCGTGCTCTGCATTTGAACAGCAGCGGCCTGGTCAAGCCGCCGGCGGAAGGCCGCTCCCTTTTTAGAATCGGGCTTGATGCCAATTTCTTTCATGACTCCATCGGCGACCTGAAAATCGGTCATGAAACCGTCGAGTGCGGCTTCTCCATCTTTGCCGCCCTTTTTGGCGTCGGTTTGAATGTCTATTAGCTCCTTCAGCTCGTTGTCCCGGACTTTTCCGCGGTAAAAGTTCAGGTCCATTTGCAGGAACTCTGGCCGAGTCTTGGGCTCGGCTGCCTTCAACTTTAGGTTGTAGTACTCGGCGCCAGCTGCTGGAATGTGCGTTCCTTCAGCTTTCTTCTGCGCATAACGCTGGAGGGATTCCCGCATCTCCTGGGGCATGACGGCCTTTTGCGAGGCCGGGATATCGTCCCAGCTTCCGCCCTGCTCGATCCGGTTCACGGCCTGGAGGTGGAGGCGCTCGAGCCCATCGCGCTTGGCCGCATCCTTCAAGGTAAAATCGTTCCGCACGCGTTCGGTCACGGCGTCCCGGAGTTTCGGGTCCTCAATTGCTTTCGCCGCGGTGAGGGCGGAGGTGAGGCTCCCGTGCTTGGCGACGATCGCGTCCGCCTCGCGCTGGCTCGCGCCCCGGAGGGTGCCCTCCTCGAGGACCTTCTCGACTTTGCCGGCGTCCTCGCCGGTGAAAAATTCTTTGTGCTCTGCGTAGTACTTCTGGGCCGCCAGATCCTGCCCACTATCAAGCATTCTTTCCAGGACGCCGGCGTGGGTTTGGCTCACGGCCTGAGATTTCTTGAACGCCAGGTCCTCAGGGGACAAGCCATGGCGTTCCGCGAATTTCTCGAGCTCCATCTCCTGCTGGTAAATGGCGAGGGAGACCCGGTCCGGGTCTTGATAGTTCTGCAGGGCCTGGTCCCTTGCCAACGCCAAATAGGAAACAGTCTGCTGGTCGTCGTGGACCCGAAACTGTTTGGACATGTGGCTCTGACTGACCTTATTCAGGTTTTGCAATCGGATGGAGGCTATCCTATCGATGGCAGCCTTCTGCTCGTCATTCGCAGCTTGCTTCCGAACCTCGTCGACCGTCTTCTTCCACTCAGCGTTAATGTACTCTGGGGCGCCTGCCGCATTCTTCCCGAGCATGTTCTCGACGTCGGATTGGATTCGGGACTCGGCTTTCATTAGCTCTGCGTCGTGGCCCTGGTTCGCCAATTGATTGGCCCGGACCATTTCCTGAAGGTGGATATCCTGGGCCTTGCCGGCGATTCCACGCGCCGCCTCAAAGACGGCCGCGTTCGAAGCGCCGCCGCCAAAGGCCTCGATCGGGGCGGCCGCTTGGTCGCGGAAGCCCGGCATCCCTCTTTCCTGAACCTGCGGCTCGTCGTAGCGCGGGACCGTAGGCATTAGCTACCTCCCCTTGAGGAATCGGCTTTGGCCTTCTGGCGCTTCTCGTAGCCTTCCATACCGTAGCCAAGGGCCTGCATTCCGCCGGTGAGGATCGTGTTCCTCGCCTCATTGTCGGCGGCCATCTTCGCGAATTTCCCCTGGGAGGTGGAAGCGAGAGCCGAAGCCTCGTGGCCCCAGGCGGCGCGGATCGCGTTGGTCCGGGCAGTCTTCTCGTCCTCGGCCGCCATGATTTGGGTTTCTTTCTGGATATCGAGAGCGTCTCCGGAATTTAGGTCGACTCCTTGCGCCGCGAGAGCCGCCCGCTGCGCGCCCTGCACTTTCTTGGCTTCGGTCTGCACCCGGCGCGCAGCCTTTTCGCCCCGATTCATTTCGTCTTCGGCTTCTTTCCTCGCGAAAAGGGAGTTCGTCTGGGAGACGCTTTCCTGGAAAGCGCCTTGGGCTTTTCTTGCCTGAGCGCCGGAATAGGCTCCTCCCGCGCTCGACATCGCCATGATCAGCGAACTTGTTCCAACCGGCATCTATCCTCCTAAGGGGATCAGTCCCGTCGGGACCATTGCGTTAATCTTCAAAGGCAGGGGGTGAACGTTCCGGAGCGCGAGGTGCCCGTTCGAGTTCCAGCTCGCGGGGACCGTTACCTTGACTTTCCCGGTGACGAGGCCGGCGCCGTCGTAGTCGACGCCTTGCGGGACCATCTCTTCCATATTCTCGAGAGTGTCGTCTCCCGTCGGGATCTCGGCGCCAACCGCAATGGCTCGGGTTTCCTCGAGGGAAAGTGTCACCTCGTTCACGAGCTGCTTCTTGTTCGAAATCGTCTCGCCGTTCACGGTGTCGATCGTCAGGGTCTCGATGTCGGTAATGTACGGGAGCCCCACGTGGACCACGGCGTAGGGCTTGTCGAGGACCACGGTCCCGTGCTCCACGGTATAGGAGCCGTCTTCCTCGTGGTTCGGGTTGAAGATGACCCCGCCATCCCCGACCGCAGCGACCTCTTCTCCCTCGAGGTGATCCAAGCCCGTCACCTCGTCCACGGCCCGGGCCCAGGTCGAGAGAGCTACGTTTTGCATCTCTTCCGGAACATCTTTGTCGGTGCGCACGACTACGTGCTCGGCGTCGGTGAATTCGAGGATCTCGAGGTTGAGCGTGATTTCCTCACCGTCATCGTCCTCGCCCGTCAGCTGGATCACGTTCCCGACGTCGTCGACGTCGAAGACACCAGCGTTAGAAATCAGAGTCAGCCGCTCCTCGGCTTCCCAGGTATCCCCCTCGTCGAGCTCCATGGTGCTCGCCTCGTCCGTATTCCTGCCGTCGTAGGTGAGGGAGCAGTCGAGGAAGATCGCGTCCCGAATGTCGGTAAAATCCCGGGGGCTAAGTTCCTCGATGAAGTGCCGCTCGTACCCGCCGATTGAGCGGCTGATGACGCCGTAGACCGCGTCCTTTGTTTCCTCGGAGACGCACGCCAAGCGCTTGACCTCGCCTTGAGTCTCGTGGGTGTGCCAGGCGAGGATCTGCTGCTCCCGCATATAGGTGAGCCCGAGCATCTCGCCGTCGCTCATGGCAAGCCAAACAACCGGGACCGGCGTCTTCTGGAAGCACCAGGAGACGATCGTCCGGCCTTTAAAAAGGTGCTTGGCGAAGGCCGAGATGTTCTGGCTACGGTAGGAGTCTTTTCCCCCAGCGGCGACGTCGAAGCCAAGGTCGATGACCATTGCGCCCTTGGACTGCACGAAGAGGGCGTTATCCCCCACCACGAGCGGCCGCGGGTTCTTTGCCGCTCCGTGCCCGGAATACTTATCGGGGTTCGTTTCCCCGGGGCGAAGGACTCCGTTCGAGTCCCCTTTGATGATCCACTCGCCCGTGTCCGTGAGAAGGAGGAGAAGGCCGAGATCAATGAAGTGCCGCACCTCGCCGGCTTTCGTTACCTGGAACTTGATCGAATCATCCGAGGCGCGCGGAAAGTACTCGGTGAAATTCGTGGGGAGCGCCACCTTCGAGCCGAGAACCCCTTTGAGATTCGTGCGCGCCGCATTCTCCTTCCCACCGAACCTCCCCAAGAGGAGCCGCTGCTGGTAGGAGCCGACTACGGCCGGGAAGTATTCCGTCAGGTCCTGCAGCTCCTCTCTTGCGGTTGGGGGAGTGACCGCCTTGTCGGGGAGAATCCCGTAATCCCTGAACGAATTGAGGGGCGTGAATCCAAGGTAGCCCCAGCCGCCGCTGTCTAAGCGAAAGACATTGTACCCGCGGGCATTCGTGACGGCCGTCCAGGAGATCGTGATGGGGTCCGCCGTCGTCGGCTCGTCCGGGGTTCTCGTGAGCGCGGACTGAAGGGATTCCTCGTTCGTTAGGCTGTCGACCGCGGTGACGACGTATCCCCAATAGGCGCCGCTCACGTAGGCGGCCCCGTCATTCACGACGTTCGTCGGGGGCTGAAAGGTTGGCACTCCCCAGACCCTACTGCCCACGGGATCGAGCGGAACGTACTCGAGGGTCCAATGCGTTTCAGAAGTCCAGGTGAGCTTCGCGGGGCGCGCGTCCTTGAAAACAAAGAACATCACGTCGTTGTTCTGCTCCCACTGGACTTCCTCCAGGTCGTCGAGATCCCAGTCGGTCGGCAGCTCGAGGATATCTCCCTGCAGCTGGTGCCAGTAGGCGGTTTGGGTCGCAGGATTCTTGTTCGTCCCATCCTGGATGGCGTAGTAATTTATGCCAGCGAGGGAGACGATCTGGCCCTGCTCATAGGCGGTCGCGCCGCTCCAGGCGGCGACCCCACTCACCTCCACGGGGACGCCGTTCTTGTGGAACCGAATGTAGCCGTCGCCAAGCTCCAGGAGATAGGCCGGGATCGTTCCTTCCGGGTGCCAGTCGATGATGAAGGACTCGTCCCCGTCCTTGGTCTCAGCTTTGTATTTGAACCCAGAGCGGTTGACGAGCGCGCCGTCGGAATCAACGAAAGCATTGTGGCAGTTCTTGAGGCCTGAGTGCCAGCGCGCGAGATCAACCCTCACTTGCAGGGCCGGGGAGAGGACCCCACCGGAGAAGCTTCGCTGGACGACTGCGGTCATCGGTTACCTACCCCCTTGCCCTAAAGAGCCCGGAACCAGTCGGTGGCGTTTTCTTTCGCGAGTTGAGATCGTTGGCGATGGCCGTGCTTTTCCAGATGCCGTACTTCTGGAGGCACTTGTCTCCGAGCTTGAACTGATCGCCGCCGGTTAGCTTCGGGGCGATGAGGTGGCCGAGGAGAAAGGTAAAGGCCATCTTGAAATCGGGATCCCAGCGTAAGGGGTTGTCGATGAGGTAGACGTATTCCAGCACCGCTTCGGGCTCATCCGTGAATAGGACCGGGCCACCGTCGTCGGAGCCGAGGTCGAATTCAATCATGGACTCCTCGGTATCGTTCCGGTCGCCGGTCTGGATCCGCAGTGGGAAATAGCAATCAATTGGCAGGCGATAGGCGTATGTCCACTCCGAGTTGTCGTGCTCGAGCTCGGCCAGGGCCTTTACCTTCGTGTGCTTCCTCGGCCTTAGGTCACGATGCACCATCCCGAGAGCGGTCGGGTAGAATTGCTTTAAGACGCGTGCGGGGGCTGTCCGATCGGAGTCAATGTCCCCGATCTCGATCCCGTCCGAGATGTGAGCCAGGGCCATATTGCAAGTTTCCGTATCGATCAGCATGCGCACCTCGAAGGAAGGGGCCTAGGAGATGGGCGGCAATGGCTGAAAAACCGCCGCTCCCAGGCCCCCTCGCCGCTACTTAGCTTTCGCTTTTCCCTTGCCCTTCGCCTTAGGAGCCTCTTCCTTGGGCGCCTCGGCTACTTCCTCCACGGATTCTTCAGCTTTCTCTTCCTCGGCATCCTCAACGGGGAGGATGTTCACCTCACCCTTGGGCACGCACTTCTGGCCAGAGAGCTTCGTCGCGGCCGGGATCGCCTGCTCGACCTTTTCACCCGGAACGTATGGCTTCATCCAGCTGCCGAGAGGCCCATTGAATTCAAAAACCTCGCCCTCTTTGATGACCCTTTTCCCGTCGTAACCCCGCTTGAGGGCAATATATTTAGGCATGTCTCTTTCCTTTCAGTGTAAAGGGCTAGCGGCAAAAGCTGCCGCTAGCCCGTGGTTTCCTTAGATGGCGTTCGGATACGCTACGTTTTTCTGCAGACCGTCGACGATCTGGCAGGTCATTTTCCCGGCCGTGAAGTTCGCGACCGCGACTTCGTAGTACGCACGCACGTTCTGCTCATCGAGCCCCACGGGGAGCGGCAAGGAGAACTGGTAGCCGGCCACGAGGGTTGCCTTCGGAATGGCATCCGTCATGATCGGACTCTTCGCCGAGCCGAAAGCCGAATCGCTATCGCACTGGAGCTTCGTCACGAGGGTCGAAGCGCCGGCCGAAACGAAGGTCTCCGTCACGGTGAAAAGAGCCCAGAGGCGGCCGATGAGACCCATGTCTCGTGCGGCGCCCTGGTTCAGGTAGTTCGTGGAAGCGGCCGAAGCGGTGATCGCTTGCTCGCTCGAGAGTTCTAATTCTTTGTCGATGATCATTATATTCTCCTAAATCAAAGTAGTGGGGGGAGTTACCCCTCCCCCCTCCGGGTTATGAGGGCGATCAGCTGATCGCGGTTTCGGTGCTCAAGAGAGCGTCGGTGCGCAAGATCGGGATCCCGTCGAAGTGCAGGACCTTGTTCTTGAAGCCCATCACCTCGTCCATGGAGAGGAGGCAATTGGCCCGGTTCTTCACCTGCCGGCGCAGGAACGTGCGGATCGTCCGGTTCGCGAGGATCACGGGCTTGCCGACGTTCAGGTTGTTCACGCGCTCGACCAGTTGATCGAGAACATCCACGAGGTCGACGGTGCCGCCGCTCGCGTCCTTGGTCAGGTCATCGACGTCGATGTTCCGGGCCACGGCGATCTGCCTCCAGTCCCGAACGCAGAGACCGACGTCCCACTGGTAGAGGGCGCGCTTGGCCTGGTACGGGTTGTTGTTGGCGTCGTACACGGTCTGCTCGCCGAGCTCCTTATGCTGGAGTCCGGCTTTGGTCCCTTGCGGGTAGAGGCCGCAGACCGACTCGGGGCCGAGGACCGCGAGCCAGATCGACGTGCAGTTCGAGCTCGCGCCCTCGCAGTCGATGATGTTCTCCGCGCTCTCGACGCCGGTGAGGGCGTTGAAGCGGGGGGAGAGGCCCATGATCTTCTCGGGGTTCAGCGTGCTGTCCCCGTAGAGGATCGCGCTCATCAGGGTTTGCTCGAACCCCTGGATGATGCCCTTATCCTCGCTCATGCGGAACGCGGCCTCGTTCTTGCCGGCGAGCTCACAGAGTTTCGCGTCGATGGTCGAGTACTCGGCCATCATACCGCAAGCGTCCGTGATCTGAGCCGTCTGGGATTTCTTTTGCGCGACCCCGTAGTTCAGCTTCCTCCAGGTCGGCTCGGGGATACCGGCGCGAACCGTGGTCTTGTGTTGGGTGCCGTCGTTACACTCCACCCAAGGGAGGAACTTCAAGAACTCGCCCTGCTCCTCCAGCAGTTCGATGATGGCTTTTTCGACCTGGCCATCGACCATCCGACTCTTGAGGTCCGCAAGAGTGGCGTATGTATTTCCTATAGCTGCCATGACTTTCTCCTTTGTTGTCCCAAGGAGGCGTCATGGTGGGGGTTTGAAATTCAGCGCCCCGCCGGCGTACCTGGTAGTTAAACTGTTTGTCTATTCGTGAGCCTTTACCCACTCCTCCCAAGCAGTGATCATTCCCTTCGCGAGCCTGATTAGGGACTCGTGAAGCTTTCTGGATGGAGCGGACATTTTCACTTCCTCTTTCCTCCGTACAGAACATCAGCGGCCGAGAGTTCTTGAGGGGCGCCCCCAGAGGAGGGGATTACGCGGCCCTCTTCTAAGTCCTTGCCGAGCTTGGCCATGCCGCGGACGAAGTCGGGGTAATCGCCCATGCCGGTCTTCTGAAGGACGTCCATGAATGCTGGGGGGAAAATCTCTTTCGCCGCTCGATGCGCGCGCTCGGCAGTCGCCTGAGCCGCTTCGTCGGATCCGCCTAGTACGGGATCGTTCTTGATCTCGTTTTTCCAGGTGGCCATGCGGGCTTTGAGGCCCTCGGCCTCACGGGTGCGATCGGCAATAACGGCCGCGTGCTCACCGTCGAGGCGCTCTTGCGCCTGCTCCTGGGTCCAGCCCTTCTCCTTGGCGAGAGCGGCGATCTCCTCAAGGCGGGAGGCAGGGATCGGAGATTGGTCAGCGAGCTTTAGCTCGTATTTTTCCGGCACTACGGGCGCGGCGGGTTCCGCCGGCGCGGCAGGATCTGCGGGAGCCGCAGGGTCAGCAGCAGGAGGAGCGGGATCGGCCGGCGTCGCAGCAGGAGCTGGATCCGCAGCGGGAGCGGGTGTGGCGGTAGCCGCTGGAGCAGGAGCTGCAGGGCTGGCCGCGGGTTGAGCAGCCGGGGCTGCTGGCGCGTTGGCTTGGATTGTCATTTGGGTCCTCCGTTTTCTTTGGCCATTAGTTCGTACAGCTCGACGCTCGCCGCCCTGCACTCGTTAAAAAGTCTCATTGCCTGGGACTGCTGCCCGCGCATGTACTGGAGGCGCCCCTCGTCTCCAACAAACTGGAAATTGAAAGGATCTCCCCAGGTCATAATTTCCCAGAGCGCGAGGCGCCCGTGGGGAGTTTCCATCAGGGCCTTTACGGCGACCTGGAAACGGAGGCGCTGCTTCTTCGCGGCATCGTCTTCTGCCCTTTCCTGAAGCTCCATCTTCGACGGGTATTTCGACTGGAAGGGGTTCACGCGACACCTCCTCTACCGCCGGCCTCAGCCTGCGCCATGAGCTCGGTCAGAGCGTTGTCACCAGAGGTCGGGGCGAGGGCGAGGTTCTTGATCGACTGCGTCCCGCGCTCGATGGACTCTCCCATCTTTTCGGCCTGCATGGCTTTGGCTTCAGCCGCCCGGAGCTCGATCACCTCGTCGTCGCTTCTCACCTGTTTGGGGTTCACGCCCAGGGCGTCGGCGTAATCGTCGGCCTGCTGGTCGAAGTTGAATTTCGCCGCGGTCTGCGGAGCGATCTTCATGATCCGCTCCTGGAAGGAAATGTAGCGATCCTGCACGGCGATCCCGAACATCTTCTGCGCCTGGGTCGCGAGGTTCAGCCACTCGATCTGGAGGGGCATTCCGTGGAGCTCCTTCGGAGGATCCGGGAACCGGCGCTGTTTTAGGCTCAGCATGAAGTTCAAGTCAATGGCGGGACCAAGGAGATCCTTGTCGCACTGGTTCGCGGTGGGGCCGAGGACGATGAATTTTTCTTCCTTTCCTTCCATGATCTCGGCCGCGGTCGCGCGCTGATTGCGGTCGTCCGAGAGAACGCGAAGGAAGAGGGGCTTATGGTAGTACTGGTCGATCCTGCGGCGGACGGATTCGTTTTTTGCTTCAAGCTCCTGGGTCGAGAACTGGATCTGATAGAGAGCCTGAAAATGGTCAGGGGAATCCGTCCAAGTGACGTGGCCTGGAAGCTGGCTCGTGCCGGCCCCCATGAGGGAGGTGTGAGCCTTCATGGGCGGTTTGACTTTGAGCTCGAGCGCCTGGAGGCCCATCTTCTCGCCGAACTGGAGCTGCATGATATCGCCGAGCGCGCGGAAGCCCGGGCAGTCCGTGCCCCATGCGTCATGCCCCGTTACTCTCCAGCGGGGCGCTAGGATCGGGAAATAGTCAAAACCCGCCTCCTCGAGGAAGCGTCCGTCGTCCGCGCCCTCCTCGTAGTAACACTGGTAGAAGCGCTTGTACTTCGAGAGGATGCTCCTCGAATTGTACTCAATATTGGGCTCGATTGCGTGGCAGACCTTGACGCGAATGCCGTAGTTCGAGTTGTCCCAGGCGGATCTCACGGCATTCGAGAAGGCTTCCCACTTAGGCCTTCCGCTCGTCTCGTCGTATTTGCCAAACATCTCGACGAGCTGGCGCACCGTGAGGGAGAACTGGCGATCGAAAACGTTCGGGCGGCCCCGGTGATTGACGCCGATGCAGTACTCGCCGACCGGAAACACCATATTGTTGAAGACCGTCTTATAGTCTTCGACCATGGACATCGCCGCGGTCGCGTAGGTTCCCATATCGCCGAAGACCGTCGGCACTACGCTGTACCAGTTCGAGCGCGCGAAGTTGTTGAGCATGATCGTCTGCACGGCGTGCAGCCAATCCTTTACCGGGCCCCACTCGGCCATGTCCTTATCGGGGGGCGTGAGCCTGAACCAAACCCGAGAGGGCGAGGTGATCATGCTCGTCATCCCGGCCTCGAGGACGGATGCCGCGTCCGAACCCGTGCCGTCTATGATCTCCTGGCCCTTTCGGGAAAGGTCGGTCTGGTCCACATTGTGGAGGCGGAGGCGGTGTGGCTGGATGAAGTCCGCGCACAGCTGCCAGTCGGGCTCAATTGATTGGCGGGCCGTGAGGAGTTCAGCGCGCTGGGCGTCGAGACGGGCACGCTTCGATTTGTAGAGCGAGGCTCTTTCCATCTATTGCCCTATCAAGGTTTTGCCGCCAGGACTTGCGGGGTAACCAGCCATGCCGGCCGCGTTCATATTGAAAGTGTTCGAGCGGGGAGCCGCCCCGGGCTGTCCTCTCGTCTTCGCTTGGGACTGGGCGGCGCGGCCGAGCTCCATGCTCTCTTTTTTCTTCTCTTCCTCGAGGAGGGCGCGCTGCTCGGCGGATTGCTTCTTGGCCTGGTCCTCGGCGTCTTCCCTCGCGTCCTTGGATTCCTTCACCTGATACGCAGTCGCGCCGGCTGCGAGGGCTAGCGCCATCACCGTCAAGGTCGTAGCAGCGGGCATCAGTAAACCTCCAGTAGGTAGGCTTTTTCCTGCAGCTTGAATCCACGCTTGAGTAAACAGCGATCATTGACGGGGCTGAAAGCTTCGAGCGCCATCGTGATCCATTCGGCATTGGCTTTCCCGAACTCGACGAAGGCGTTCAAGAGGAGGACGCCGGCTCTCGATCGGCGATGATTCTCGTTCACCCACCAGAAGGCTTCCGTTGCGACCGTGATCTTCGGATTGAAGGGGTGGGGCCCAATGTAGCCGCCGATAAATCCCATGCGCTCCGAGTCGCTAGCCGCAATGAAGACAACGAAATTTCTAATGAAGTTCAGGATCACTTCCCGCGTATCCTCTTCCGTGCCAAAGATCGGGTGCCGCGAGCCGAGGAAGGTGGAGAAACTTTTCAGTTCCCCCAGCAGCCAAGGGAGGTCATCCTCAGTGGCGCGCCGCACCGTTATGGTCATGGCTCAATTGTGCGGTTATCGAACACTTTTGTATAGAGTGTCATAGCGTGACACTCCGGTGCCGTGTTAAGGAGAGCGAATGGAAAGAGCGTCGGGGTATTTCACCTATTTCATTCGCCAGGTCGGAACAGGCTTCATCAAGATCGGACGCGCAGCCGATCCTCTCCAAAGGATAAGGGCGCTACAAGGGTGCTGCCCGCAAGATGTCGAGCTGCTGCTGGTGCTCCCCGATTCAGGAGAAACTCGAGAGCGCGTCCTCCTCGAGAGGTTCCGGACCAGCCATTTCAGAGCGGAGTGGTACTACGAGACCGACGAAATCCTTTCCTTTGTCCGCGAACGTTCTAGCCTTTGCCTGATTGAGGAGATCAAAGACGCCGCCGCCCGTGCCGCAGTCGCAGCATGGGAGGGGCGAACGATGAGGAGCCACAAGATCATGCAGGCCCGAATGGAAGCCGGCAAGGCGCGCCTCGCTTCGCGCAGCCAACAGGAGGCGAAGTGAAGATCACGAGGGAAGACATCGACGAGATGGAATCTGAATTTGAACGCATGTGCCCGATTCCGTTGCGACCAGGCGACCCTCCCGCCAAACACGACCTCGGTGCGCTCATTCGCCTCGCCCGCCTCGGGCTTTGGGCTGAGGAGCATGGGATACGAGCGCTGCAAACCTTCAGGCATAACGATCCAAATGGAGAGGCGGATTGGGCCCTCGCCGCACTCCCTACCGCCGCTTCAGGGGATCCCAGTTCGACTGATGCTTTGCCGGCGCCTGCCGCCGGAGGGGGTCCCAGTCGGCCTGGTGCCGGGCCTGGCTCGAAGCCTGGTGATTAGGCCGCCTCTTTGCCGGGACCTGGATCGCGAACGATAAGCCCAGCGCGTCCGCTCGGTTCGGGGAGGCGATCCCCCGGGCCTTCATGTCCTTCTTGGATTCGATCTGAAGCTTCCCGTCGACGCGCGGAACGGCCTCAGGGGCCGTGAGCTCGTCCTTTAGGATCGGGTCCTCGGGGATCGCGCCGCCGGCTTTGAGCCACTCCTTCTTCTTCTTCCAGAGGAAGGAGCGGAGGTTTAGGCAGTCGTCATCGGGTGATTCGCCCGAGGCCCAAACGATCTGCCAGTTACGCTTCCACGTGCGGCCCGCGGAGACGATGCCGGTGCCGAAGCCTCCGTCCACGGCGACGGCGTCCGCCTCCTCCTCGTCCTCGAAGCGGGCAATGATCCCAGCCATCTCGATATCGTTGTCGTTTTGGGATAGGTGCCGAGGATCTTGAAGGCCAAGCCCTGGCGGAGTCCGATCACGAACTCGTCGTCCCCTTCCCATGCCGGGTCGACGGTCAGGATCTTGGGCGCGAAATTGTACTGCTCTGCAC